ACCTACTGGCACCACCATATCCAATAGAAGCATCCATAAATGCACCGTCACCGAGTTTATTAAAGAAAGTAATTATTGGTAGACTAGCGAGAACAAGCCTGTCCCCACTTCCACCCCTTGCTGGGTCGAATAACACTTCTAAGTCACCGAGTAATAAATCATAGGTAAGATTAGCGTTTTCTTCCACACGCAAATATGCTTTACCAGATGAATAACTAAGTGCTGTTCCATGTGTTAATTGCGCTGTCGAATTCTTTAGAATATGACCAGCGAGCCCTTCCGTATGTTGTACACTTCCCTGACGTGCTTTTTGTGAAAAAAGCATGGCACGTTCAATATCGACCTTATGCTCACGAAGCTTCATCGCCCAAATACGTTGCCACTCATTCGCATATCCGCGATATTTTGTAGCAATTGCTGTATTTGTCATTTCAGCTGCAGTTTTAAAAATCTGCGTGTAACCAAAATTGTCTTCTATTTCACTTGACCAAACATCAGGAGCACCAGTGCCTTCAGCATAAGCGGTACCAATGACCTGACAACGGTCATTATTAGCAATAGCATTATATCCACCAATACCACTAGCAGTAAGACTAATACATTTACCAGTAAATGTAGTTGAACTACCAGCGTCTTGTGGAGCACTATCAACTCTTACGAGTATTTGGGCACCTTCAGCTGATTCTATTGCGAATACCATTCCCTTGATTAACCAATCAACGGACGCTCCACCACTAGTATCAACTTCTAAATCATAACTACTTCCAGCTGCTACTGTTCCTGTATAACCAGTTGTATCGGCAACAAGAAAGTCTCTGCTAGTCCAGTCGATTTTAGAGCGGTCTTCCAAGAAACGAAAAACCGAATCATCAGTAGGTACTTTGCTTACTTTGCTTAAGTATACGAAAAAGGGCGATTCTTCTGGTGAGAGGTCTGCTACTCTGTCTCCAAAATTGTATAACCGTCTTACGTCTGGGGTAGTCCCATGTACTGACGCATGACTGTTAGACGAAGATTGGACAACATCTGTAGTTTTTACTCCACCTTGAGTAATTGCCATTTTACACTCCTTTATTGTTTAAGATTTACGGTAATCTTCCATGAGTATTAGCTCCGACAATTCCTTCCCAAGCTGAATCCGTATCATTCTTCGGACGCATTCTTGGGTCTTGGCCTTGTATGGCCCCTGGACTTTGTGGAGCTTTCTTAGAAGCTCTTACCGCTTCAAGTGAGTCGTAAACGCCCTGAGATGCTTTTTTACCGTTGACATCCTGCCAAAGTTTTACAAGATTGTCCAAACCGACATTTTCTTTCGGTTGTGTAACAAACTGTAAAAAGTCCTTGACTTCTGTATCGGGCATCTTATGAACGTTCTTTAACTCATTTATAGTGTTATTCAAGGCAATTGATTCATTCATTTGACTCAAGTGGCCTTCAATAGCACTGGACACCGTCTGTTGTTCCTGAGAAGCTCTCATTTGATAGGACGGTGAATCCGGCTTGTAATAGGCATCCCAAGGATTAAATTCTTCCTCGGATACATGAGGAACTTCCTCTTTCTGCTGATTAACAGTTGCTACCTGATTGTTCTGTTGCATCTCCACCGCAGTTCCAAGGGCATCTTCAAGCTTAGTCAGATTTGACTGTGACCTGTCATATAATGACTGCCACTTTTTGCTTTCATTTTCCCAATCTACAGGTGAAGTCTCACTTTCCGAAACAGCCTGAGGGACACCTTCGTATCCATCCTCAGTATATGCACTATTATCCTCAGCAAAAGGATTGACTCCATCAGTCCCGGCTACGGCGTCAGTTACTACGCTTTCGTCGGAATTTGCTTCAGCTATATAATCTTCCATTATTTTCCTTTCTACAATGTTTCGAGTTCTTCAGGAGCAGAACCTTCGCCTTCTTGCATATTTTCTACAATAGGCTTCAATTTCTCCAACTCGAACTTCACTGTATCGGCAAACTTATTTGTTTGCACTTTTTTGTCTGCTTTAGCGTCTGCCCTGACACCAGCAAGGTCACGTTTGAATTTCTCAACCGCGACCCGCTTCTTGTCCTGAACAGACTCCCTTTGTGCCGTCTGCAGGTCTCCCCGCAATGCTTTGACTTGTTGTTGCAACTGTTCATTAGCCTGTTGCAACTGAGCAATCTCACTCATTCTTGATAAAATACTTTCTTTATCGAATATTTCTGGGTTCTTTTTCAATACTTCAGTCCTATCCACAAGTCCAGCCTGATATGCTTCAAAGTATACTCCATACTCAGCCCATTTACTTGTTGGTAATGTTGACCCTGGTTCTATTCTTATGTCGTGTTGACCAATATTGTTCCGGTCTTTCGCAATATCCATCACAGTCTCAGTCATATCAGTATATAAATTGACCGAAACTTCATTTATATTATTGTTAGGCTGAATCAGCCTGAAAATCTTTTGAAAAGTATAATGTCCCTTTGAAAATGCATACATGACCCTGCCAACGATGTTCACACCGAACTCAATATCACGAAGCTTAGACTTAGGACGTTCAGACCCAAGCATTAACATTCTTTCAGTACCCCTTACAGTTTCAGGAGCTTTCTCTGAAAATCCATGCATCATCTCAGGAAGACCAAACACAAAATCTATGTAAAACTCTGCCTGTTCAATCAACCTATAGAACTCAGACGCCAACGGTGTCGGAGCAGGATAATGTGGTTCTCCCTGTGAAGTATCAATTTCAATGACTGCATTTGGATTAGCCCAATCTTTTTCAAGTTGGTCAAGTCCATTGATTGCACTTCCAAGTGGAACTAATAGTTTTAATCCGGCAGATGCCTGAGCATGAGACATGGCAAGAGACCATAACTTGTTCAGTAGTCTCTGCATTGGTCTTGTACGCGACACATCCGATTTAGGATATGGAGTGCCAGACCAAATATTAGGAAGAGGAATTATAGGGTAAACATCAGTATTTAGAACAGATTCGTATAAAACCACTTCGCCAACTGTTGCAACAACACCGATACGAGTTTGGAGAACTTCTTCAAAACTCATTAACCCACGCTCAAACACACCGGGATTTTCTTCAAGAAAAGCTGCGAACTCTTCATCATTCAAAATCATTTCTTCACCGCTTCGTGAATCCACTACACGGTAAAAAGGTACTTTAACCTTAAAAAATCTTTCAAGTATCTGGTATCGTTCAGAAGACCAGTTATCTAAATCCTTTGCTTCTGCAGGTGTCGTAATCGACATACTGTTCTTATTCTGAGCATTCGGATAATCTTCCTCAGAATATGAGGAAATCTCTTCAATCAGGCCCGGAATCAATTCTCCAGTCTCTTCATCAACCTGGGCCCCAAGAGCAGGATAAAGGTTTACAATTTGGTCGCCAGTAAGAATAGTAGACAGGATAAGAGAATCAGCATCGGTAAAGAACCTATCCCTTGATGATGGAGGAGCATATACTCTAAATGGGTTAATTGAAGTAAATTTTACTTCTCCACGTCCAAAATCAGCTTCATTGTCAAGATACACATACAGATAACCAAGACCTGTAACAGCATAGTTATGTATTGCATCTTTCATATGCATATCACCATCGGATATCTGCCACACATATCCAAGTATAGTTCTCCATGCACCTGCTATTTTGGTATCTGAATCTTCTCTTGGAATTGCAGTAAAAACAGGAGGCTTTGCAGTAATAACGCTTTTTAGCTTTTCAATAGCCGGCGATATCCTGTCCATTGGGACATCAGCCTGATTACGTGATTGAAGCTCTTGTGACTCTGCACTAGTAAAATGATTCCCGTGGTAGAAATCTACATCATTACGGGCATCAGTTTCCCAATCAGCACGAGCATCACGCCACCTTCTATGCAGCTCTTGATTCTCCTTAGCGTGAGGATGAAGTTCTATTGCCATTTATAGTACGACCATATGATTGAGCGGAAGTTAAATGCATTTTTCATAAAATCAAAGCATAAAACGCTAAAATCGTCTAAAAGTTTCATATTAGCGTCTAGCACCGGTAAGCCAGTTATAATAACCGCGTATTTTCTT